TCTTTTTTTTGTTTAATACAATATTGACTTTATTTTATTTTTAAATAAAAAACAATGAAGTTACAGATTACAATACCAACAAGTTTAGAAGAAATAACATTAGAACAATATCAAAAGTTTTTATCTATTGCAAAAGATAATCCTGATGGTGAGTTTCTTCAACACAAGATGGTAGAAATATTTTGTGGCATAGATTTAAAGAATGCTGCTAAAATAAGTTTTAAAGATGTTAATGAAATAACAAGTAACCTATCAAATCTATTCAATCAAAAATATGATTTGAAAAGAACATTTAAATTAGGCAATACTGAATTTGGTTTTATAACTAATCTTGATGAAATTACATTAGGTGAATATACTGATTTAGATAAGTACATTGGTGATTGGGATAAGATGCACAATGCTATGGCAGTATTGTATAGACCAATAACAAAGAAGTTAAAAGATAAATATCAGATTGAAGAATATAATGGAAGCTATACCTATTGTGATGTAATGAAGTTTATGCCAGTTGATGTTGCATTAGGTGCTGTGGTTTTTTTTTACAATTTAGGCAACGAATTATTGAAGTCTACGATACACTATTTGGAGAACAACAAGGAGTTTCAGAATATAGTAAACAATCACAATTTGGAAGTAAATGGGGTTGGTATTCATCATTCTATGCTATTGCTCAGGGAGATGTTAGAAGATTTGACGATGTTTCCAAACTTCGATTATCAGTTGCATTAACATTTTTAACATTTGAGAAAGAAAAGAACCAAATAGAAACAGAATTAATAAGAAATAAATAATGAAAGGATTTTACCAAATAACAACAGCAATTAAAGACCAACTATATAAAGATATATTTGTTAATACAGTTTCATCTGGTGATATATTTGAAATAGATTTAAACAAGCAAACTATATTTCCTTTGTCACATATAATTGTAAACAATGCACAATACAATGGTAACGTTTGGATATTTAATATATCAGTTCTTTGTATGGATGTTGTAGACTTTAGTAAGACTGAACAAACAGACCAATTTTTAACAAATGATAATGAACAAGATGTACTGCATACTCAACTAATGGTTATTAATAGATTATTAGAAGTATTAAGAAGAGGTAGTTTATTTGATGATTTATATCAGTTACAAGGTACACCAAATTGTGAACCATTTGTAGATAGATTTGAAAATAAGATAGCTGGTTGGACAGTTACATTTGATGTTATGGTTGCTAATGAAATGACAAGTTGCGAAAATGAATGCTAATAATTTAACATCTACTAAAGAAGTTTTAGAAGCATATAAAAAATATGTTATTCAACAAGCAAGAAGTAACTTATCTAAAGGCAATAAGAACGTTTCTAAAAGACTTTATAATGAAATAAAAGGTGAAATACTATTTGAAAATAATTATTTCTTATTGGGTTTTGAAATGCCTGATTATGGATTTTATCAAGATGAAGGTGTTAAAGGTGCAGACCCAAGTAAAGTATCACCTAACGCAAAGATAAAAGGACAACAAGCACCAAATAGTAGATTTAGTTTTAAACAAAAAATATCTTCAAAACATTTTATTAATTGGGTAAAGTTTAGAGGTATAAGGTTAAGAGATGAAAAAGGAAAATTTAAACAAGGCAATTATAAAGCAATAGCTTCAATTATAGCAAGAAATGTATGGGCAAGGGGTATTAAACCTTCTTTATTTTTTACTAAACCATTTGAAGCAGGATATAAGAAATACATAGATACAGATTTAATAAAAGCATTTGGTGACGATATAGAAACATTAATAGATTACACAATAACAAATAAATAAAATGGAAGTAATATTTGTAAGAAGCCCATATTTTATACAAGTAGATGAAGCAAGTCAACTTGAAAGTAAAGTTGAATTATTTATATGGCACAAAGGTGAAACTGAACCAGCAACAGCTACTTATACTTTAAGCAAAAAAGCAGCATCAACTACACAAACTAATAACATTTATAATATATCAAATTACGTTAAAGAATTTATTAATATAATTAATCCAGTATTTGTTTTTTCAGCTATTGAAGAAAATACAGATAATTGGTGCTATGTTAAAGTTAAAAGATATTATTCAACTACTGCTAATAATCCTTCACCAACTTTATTAGATACAACAACTTATGTTGCTTTAAATGGATATACAAATTATTTAGATGGTTATAATAATTCAGATGATAATGAATTTATACCTTTTACTGTTTTAAATCAAGCCAAAACACATAAATATAGTTTAGACAATCCTTTTTATCTTAATTTTTATATAGATTATGTAAATGATACTGATGTTTATTCAGTTGTTTATAGTGATTTGAATAATGCAAATTTTATTACTAATGAAATATTAAATGGTGATGTAGAAACACAATATGTTTTTAAAGTACCAATTACTAAAAACGATATAGATTATTTAGAAGGTAATAAAGTATCTATTGTAAAAAATGAAACAACATTAATTACTTATGTTTTTAAAACAGAATGTGAAAATAAATATACACCTATGTTATGTTCATTTATAAATAGATTTGGTGGTTGGGATTTTATTACATTCTTTAAAGCAAAAATTGAAAATTGGGAAGTTAAAAATAAAGAATATCAATTATTGCCAGATGATGTAGCTTATAACATATTAAGAGGTGAAACTAAAATGTTTAACTATGAAGCAAAACAATCTGTTAAAATAAATACAGGTTGGGTTGAAGAAAGCTACAATGAACTTATAAAAGATTTAATGACTTCAGAAACTATTTTATTAGATAATAATCCAGTTAAATTAAAAACAATGACAACTGATTTAAAGACTTCTTTGCAAGATAAGATGATTAATTACCAAATAGATTTTGAGTACAATTACAATCAAATTAATAATGTAATATAATGGAGTTATATATTTACGTTGATGATGTTGCTAAAAGAGTTGAAATGTTTCAAGATGAAAAAGTTTCAGTAACTTCAACTATACAAAACTATTCAGATATTGGAAAACTATTTACAGACTATTCACAATCGTTTACTATTCCAGCATCACCAACAAACAATGCTATCTTTTCACATTGGTATGACAATGCAGTTGATAATGGATATGATGCAAGAATAAGATATAATGCATATATTGAAATAGAAACAATACCATTTAAAGAAGGTAATGTTCAGTTAGAAAAAGCAAATAAAAAAAATGGTTATGTTGAAAGTTATACACTTACATTCTATGGAAACTTAACGCAATTAAAGGATAAGTTTGGTGAAGATAAATTAAACAGTTTAGATTTTAGTTCTTTAAATCATAATTATGATAGTAGTTCAGTTATATCAAGAATACAATTAACTAATAATCCAAGTACAAGTTTACCTTATACAGTTAGATACCCATTAATTGGTAATACAAGAAAGTTTGATTACAATAATGCAACTATTTATGATGTAACTACAAACACAGGAGCTATTAATTGGAATGATTTATTTCCAGCAGTACCAATAACATCAATTTTAGATTTTATAGAAACTAAATATGGAATAACATTTACAGGTAATTTTTTAGGATACAATCAATTTGCAAAATTGTATATGTTACTTAAAAATAGTGAATTACCAAGGGCATACAATGCTGGTGAATTTTATGACCAAAATAGATTTACAGGAACTGCTACTTTTCCAGAATACAATACAACAACTGATACAATAACATTAGATTGGAATAGTAGTTATTTTCAAACAGGTTCACCACCATTTCCAAGTTATGGTGGAAATAGAAGAATAATAATTAAGTTTCAAACTACATTAGCTTCACCATATTTAACAACAAATTATAAAGTTGAATTATTACAAGATGGTGTTATAACACAAACATTTGATAATTTAATAGGAAACCAAGTTTTAACATTATTAGATGTTAGACAATCAGATAATCCAGCAAGTAACCAATATAAAATTAGAGTTTCTGCTTTAGGTGCTTTTGATTTTAAAGCTAAACTTTCATATATAAGAAGAAATGTTTATGGTGATAGAACAACAGATAGTCTTAATTACCCAAGTGGTGGTTCTGGTCAATCATTTTCAGCAATACAAAATGTTGTTAATTATGTTCCAGATATTAAAGTTTCAGATTTTTTTATGGGATTAGTTAAAATGTTTAATTTAATTATTACACCAATAAATGAAACTACATTTAAACTTGAGCCATTAGAATTATATTATCAAGCTGGTCAAATAAAAGATTTAACACCATTTATTTATGCTGATGAATTAGATATTGAAAAGCCAAAATTATTTAAGTCAATAGAATTTACTTATGAAAAATCTGAAAACATTTTAAACAATGCATTTAGAGGTTTATTCAATAGGGAATATGGTGATTTAACTTTTGATAGTGGTTCAATTTCTGAAAGTAGTAAATATGAAATTAAGTTACCATTTGAAGATGTAATGTGGGAAAGAGCAACAGGTTCTAATTTTCAAACTGCTACATTATTAAACAAAGATTTACAAAGTTATACACCTAAACCAATATTAATGTATAATAATGCTTTAACTAATGTTTCTTCTTATCCTATTAAAATTTATAATGGAACTGGTTACACAAACGTAAATAACTATGTAAGATTTAACAATGAAATAAATACAGGTGCAACTGATTTAAGTTATTTATATTCTATAAATTTTGGTAATGAAGTTTCATCTTGGTATTTAGTAAATGCACCACAAGGTTTATACAGAAGACACTATGAACAATATATTGCAAATCTTTATAATCAGAAAACAAGAGTTTTAAAAGCAAAAGCAAAATTACCTTATACATTATTAGGACAAGCAATTCCTAACAATCCAAATGAATTAGTTAATTTAAAATTAAATGATAGGATTATAATAAGGGATAACAGATATATTATAAATTCTTTTACTACTGATTTAACAACTGGTGAAACATCATTTGAATTAATAAATGATTATAGAACTTTAGGTTTTGATAGTGTTGGTTATAGATATTCAAACATAGAATTATTAAACGTAGATAATACAGCACAAGAAGTTCAAATAGATTTGTATTTAGGAATGTTTAAACAATTTCAAATTAAATCACTTTCTGGATGGCTTTCTTCACCAACAGTTGGAATTAAATATGAAGATACAAGTATGATAGTTACAATAGCTGCTAATGGTACTGCTTCTGATAGAACTGATGTTGTAGGTATTGTTTTTAAAGATTATGATAATAACAATTTTGAAGTAGAAATACCAATAACACAAACTGCATAATGATAAAGTTAATACTTGAAATGCTTCAATTAGATGAGCATTACGGACAATCAGAAACAATAGAAATTGCAAAAGGTAAATATGAATTACCAACAACTTGGTCAAGAACATTTAAACAAATAAAAAGAGAATGGAAAACAAACAAATAAATTTAAAGGTAAATAGTAACATTGATGATGTAACTGATGAAATAAAATCTTTAAATAAAAATTTAGATAAAACAACTGATTTAGTAAAAGATGTTGACAAAAGTACTAAAGCAGTTGAAAAAAGTACAAAAACATTAGCTGATGGTTTTAGAACTGTAGGGTTAACAATTAAAGCAATGGGTATTGGTCTTGTTCTTAGTGCTTTTGCTTTATTGCAAGAAGTATTTATGAGCAATCAAAAAGCTGCGGATACTTTTTCTGCTGTTATGGGTACTGTAACAAATGTGTTTACTCAAGTTGTTAATATAATTGTTTCTGTTGTTGAAAAAGTAAATCAATCAAGTGGTGGTTTTAAAGGATTAACAGCAGTTATTTCTGGATTAATTACAATAGCATTAACACCTTTAAAATTAGGTTTTTATGCAATATCTTTAGCTATTGATGAAGCAAAACTTGCTTGGGAAGAAAGTTTCTTTGGTGATGGTGATGCTAAAACAATAGAAAGATTAAATAAAAGAATTGCAACTACAAAAGATAATATTGTTGAAGTTGGTAAAGATGCATTAAAAGCTGGTAAAAAAGTTGTAAATAATATTGGTGCTGCTATAACTGAAGTAGGTGCAGTTGTTGAAGGTACAATAGATGGTGTTAGTAAAATATCTGTTAAAAGTGCTTATGAACAAGCAAAGGCAAATGTTCAATTACAAAATACAGCAAAGTTAGCAGAAGCAAATCAAGCAAGATTAGTTGAACAATATGATAGACAGGCAGAGAAATTAAGACAGGTTAGGGATGAAGAAAGAAATAGTGTTGCTGATAGAATAAAAGCTAATGAAGATTTAAAAACTGTTTTAAACAATCAAGAAAAAGCTATGCTTGGTGCTGCTGATGCACAAATAGCTGCTGCAAATGCTACATTACAACAAAATAAAACAATAGAAAATCAAGTTGCTTTAACAAATGCTTTAGCAAATAGGGAAGGTGTATTAGCACAAATTGAAGGTTTACGTTCAGAACAAAAAGCAAATGATTTAGCACTTAATAAAGAACTATTAGATTTAACAAAAACTAAACAGGAAGCTGAAACACAATTAGCAATAGACCAAAAACAATTTGATGCTGAAAGATTAAAAGATGAAGAAGCTATTTTATTAGCTAAAAAAGCAGCGTTACAATTTGCACAAACACAAGAATTAGAAAGATTACAAAATTTAATTAAAACAACTAAAGATGGTACACAAGCAAGAATAGATGCTGAAAATGAATATGCTGCTAAAAAGCAAGAAATAGAAAATGAAATTACAACTGCACAAGATGAAATTGATACATATAGATTTAATAAAAAATTAGAAAAAGAACAATTAATTATTGAAAATGATAAATTAAATTTTGAAGCAAAATTAGAAGCATTAACAGCACAAGAAAAATTAATTACTGAAGCTACTAATATATCAGAAGAAGAACGAACAAAATTATTAAAAGCAAATGCTGATGCAAGAACAGAAATAGCACAAAAAGAAGCAGAAGCAAAATTAAAATTATTAGATGTAGTTTCTGCTGGTTTATCTTTAGCTTCAAATGAATTAGGTGAAAGTACTTCTGCTGGTAAGGTTGCTGCTGTTGCTGCTGCATCTATATCTACATATACTGCTATTGCTGGACAATTAGCTGCATTTTCTAAAGTTCCTATTCCAGGTTATGCTGTTGCACAAGCAATATTAACAGGTGCAACTGGATTATTACAAGTTAAAAAAATATTAGCAGTTAAAACACCTAAAGGTGGTGGCGGTGGTGCTGCTCCAAGTTTAAGTGGTGCTGGTGGCGGTGGTGCTCCACAATTTAATGTAGTTGGAAATAGTGGTGTAAATCAATTAGCAGAAACAATGCAAGGAAGGTCAGCACAAGCACCAATCCAAGCGTATGTTGTAGCGAATGATGTAACAACAGCACAAGGTTTAAATAGAAACATAGTAACTAATGCAAGTTTAGGATAATGTTAGTTAAAAGTATCATTAACTATGTTTTTTTGACTTAATGATACTTATTTAAAACAAAATATAAATAATTTAATTTTTAAAAAAAAGTACAATGAAGAAATTAGAAACTATTTATTTAGATATAGACGAAGATAATATTCAAGATGGGATTGATGCTATTAGTTTAGTTAAATTTCCAGCTATTGAAGAAAATTGGGTTGCACTAAATGAACACAAAGTAGAACTTAAAACTATTGATGAAGATAAAAGAATAGTAATTGGTTTGGCTTTAATTCCTGAAAAAGATATTTACAGAAGAAATGGTGATTATGAATATAACATTCGTTTCTCAAAAGATACAGTTAGAAAAGCATCAGAATTATATTTAAAGAAACTTAAAATACATAATTCAACATTAGAACACGACAAAAAAACTGAAGGTGTTTATACAATAGAAAGTTGGATAGTTGAAGATGTTAAAAAAGATAAATCAGCTATTTACAATTTAAATGCTGTTGAAGGTGCTTGGGTTGTTGTTCAAAGAATAGACAATGATGAAGTTTGGAATGATGTTAAAGAAGGTAAATATCAAGGTTATTCTATTGAAGGATATTTTTCTGAAAAAGCAGAATTAAATCTACAAGAAAGTAAAGAGCAAGAATTGATTGAAAAAATAAAACAAATACTAATAAATAACAAATAAATAAAATGAGTACGTTAAACAATGTTTTTAAAAAATTAGAACATACTGATAAGGTTACTAAAGTTAATTTAGAAAGTCAAAAAGTAGAATTAGCTACTATATATGATGATTTAAAAGGTGCTTTAGCAGAAGCAAATAAAGAAGTTATTAAAGCATTAGATTTAAAAAGTCAAGCTGCAAAATTAGCTGATATTTCTTTAAAAAAGAATAGAGAACTAATTAAAGAACTTGATAAAGCAGAAAAATTAATAAAAGATTTAGGTTTAGATAGTGAATTAACAAAAGTACAAAAAGCAAAAACTGAAGTTAATGGAAATATAAATGCAATAGACACTATAATAAATAAATTGCTATCTGTATAAAATAAATACTAATTAATGTTTAACATATTTAAAATGGGAAAAAATAAATACACAAGTCCAAAAGACAGTAAAAGAGCTTGTTTATGTGATGATAGCACATATTCATCAGAATGTTGTAAAGGTGAATTAATCAATCAAGGTATTGGTTCAACAGTTGCACAAGGTACTTCAACAGTAACAGTTGTTGATGGTGTAAGAACAATGGTTAGAACAAATGGCTAACCAATTTATAACAAATATAAATAGTATTAATTTTTAAATAAAAAATAGATGACACCAGAAGTAACAAAGATTGGTAATAAGTTATTTGACAAAGTAGAATTGGCATCACAAAGAATTGATTTAGCAATTATAGATGATTTAAAAAAAGGAATTTCTGAAGGTCAAAAACAAGAAGCTAACTTATATAGTGATTTTAAAAATTCTTTAAATTCAGTTATACAACAAGCAAGAGCAATAGAGGTTAAATATAATGTTTTATTAAGTAATATAAATGAACCATTATTTCAGTCAGAAAAACAAGCTAAAGAATTAGGATTAGATTTTAAACAAACTGATTTTTATAAACAAGCACAATCTATTATAAAAGCTATTGAAACAAGAAAAGATACAATAGACCAAATACAAAATAACATTCAAAAATTTGGATTTTAAAATAAATAAAAAAGTAAATATGAACGTAGTAAATCAAATTAAAGAACTTTTGGGTATGGATGTAAAACTTGCTCAAATGAAACTAATGGATGGTGTTACTGTTATTGAAGCAGAAGCATTTGAACCAGAAATGGCAATCTTTATTGTAAATGAAGATGAAAGAGTACCAATGCCAGTTGGTGAGTATGTTTTAGAAGATGGTAACGTATTGAAAGTAGAAGTAGAAGGTGTTATTGCATCTATTGAAATGCCAGAAGAAGAAGCACCTGAAGTAGAAGAAGAAGTAGAAACTACTAAAAAAGAAGAAGAAATGGCAACTGAAGTAGCTGCACCAAAAAGAGTAGTTGAAAGTGTAACTAAAGAAATGTTCTTTTCTGAAATTGAAAAATTAAGAGCAGAAATTGCTGAATTGAAAAGTGTAAAAACAGAAACAGTTGAATTGTCAAATGATAACATTGAAGTTTTATCACACAATCCAGAAGCTACTAATGAAGTTAAAATGAATTTATATTCTAAAAAAAGACAAGCTACAACATTTGATGTAGTATTGAGTAAATTAAACAAATAATAAAAATAAAAATTAAATAAAAAATGGCTACAACAACAAGTATTACAACAACCTATGCTGGTGAGTTTGCAGGTAAATACATATCAGCAGCTTTACTTTCTGCTTCTACTATCGAAAATGGTGGTATTGAAGTAAAACCAAATGTTAAATACAAAGAAGTAATTAAGAAAGTAAGTACAGATGCAATCGTAAAAGATGCAACTTGTGACTTTGATGCAACTTCTACTTTAACTTTAACAGAAAAAATCTTACAACCCGAAGAATTTCAGGTAAATTTGAGCTTGTGCAAGAAAGATTTTCGCAGTGATTGGGAAAGCATTCAAATGGGATATTCTGCTTTTGACAATTTGCCGCCTTCATTTGCTGATTTCTTATTAGCACACGTAGCTGCTAAAGTTGCTGAAAAAACAGAACAAAACATTTGGAGAGGTGTTACTGCTAATGCTGGAGAATTTAACGGATTTACAAGATTATTAACTTTAGATGCTGGTTTACCAACTGCACAAGAAATTGCTGCTGATGGAACTAAAATTACTGCTGCTGCAACAGTTATCGGTGAACTTGGTAAAATAGTTGATGCTATTCCAGCTGCATTATACGGAAAAGAAGATTTATACTTATACGTTTCTCAAGCAACAGCAAGAGCTTATGTACGTGCTTTAGGTGGTTATGGTGCTTCTGGTTTAGGTGCTAATGGTACTAACACAATGGGAACACAATGGTGGAATAATGGTTCACTTTCTTTTGATGGAATTAAAATCTTTGTTGCTCAAGGTTTAGCACCAACAGTTGCTATTGCTGCACAAAAATCTAACTTGTATTTTGGAACTGGTTTATTATCAGATAACCAAGAAGTTAAATTAATTGATATGGCTGACATTGATGGTTCACAAAATGTAAGAGTAGTAATGAGATTTACTGCTGGTGTACAATACGGAATAGTAGAAGATATTACTACTTATGGTATTACTAACGCTGCTAACTAATAATTAATTAATAATCAAAATTAAGGGTGGTGCAAAAAACGCCACCTTTTTTTTAACTTTAAAAATATAAAAATATGGCTTGTGATATTAGTTTAGGTAGATTAGAACCTTGTAAAGATAGTTCAGGGGGTTTAAAAGCGGTTTATTTTGTTAATTGGGGTGATGCTACTGGGTATACTTATGATGTAACAAATACAGATGTTATTGATGCAGTAGCTGGAACACCAACAGCATACAAATATGATTTAAAAGGTACATCATCTTTTACACAAACAATTACTTCTTCAAGAGAAAATGGTACTACATTCTTTCAACAAGAATTGGCATTGACTTTGAAAAAATTATCTATTGTAGACCACAAACAAATTAAACTTTTGGCTTATGGTAGACCACAAGTAATTGTTGAAGATAACAATGGTAATTTCTTTTATTGTGGATTAGAACACGGAATGGATGTAACAGGTGGTACTATTGTAACTGGTGCAGCAATGGGTGATTTGAGTGGTTATACTTTAACACTTACAGGAATGGAACAAGTACCAGCAAATTTTATTGGTGATACTTTAGCTGGTGCTGGATTTACAGTAGTAGTAGGTTCTTAATAATTGTTTTTTTGTTTTTTAATTAAGGGATGCTTTAAGTGTCCCTTTTTTATTTAAAACAATTTTAACTTACTTTTATTTTTAAATAAAAAGATAATGATAATTTTAAGAGAACAAGTAGAAGAACAATCTTTGAAATTCATTCCAAGAACATATTGTGCAACATCAATAGTTTTGGTAAATGAAATGACAAATGAAAGTACTACTATAACATCTGATTTTTATATAGATGGTTATTATCTATTTACTACTGCTACATTTGATTTAAAAGAAGGTAACTTTTATACATTATCTATTTTGAATGATACTGATGTAGTTTATAAAGACAAAATATTTTGCACAAATCAAGTTATTGCTAATTTTTCAATTAACGATGGTCAATATGTAGCAAATCAAACAACTAATGATTTTATAGTTTATGAGTAATAATAAAGAAACTACAAATATTTCTATTGTAAATTTAAGTGCTTATACATCACCTAAAATACAAGAAAATAAAAAGCAAGGTTATATAGAATATGGTGATGACAATAATTACTTTCAGTTTTTAATTGATAGGTTTTTATACTCAACAACAAATGGTGCTATTATTACAGGTATATCTAATATGATATATGGTAAAGGTTTAGATGCTTTAGATGCATCAAGAAAGCCAAATGAATATGCACAAATGAAAACTTTATTTAAGCCAGATATGTTGCGTAAAGTATGTTTAGAACGCAAACTAATGGGTATGGCTTCTATGCAAATAGTAAAGCAAAAGAATAGAATAATTAAAGTTGAGCATTTTCCAATTCATACATTAAGAGCAGAAAAATGTAATGATAAAGGTGAAATAGAAGCATACTTTTATTGTGCAGATTGGAGTAAAGTTAAACCATCTGAAGTATTAAAAAGAATACCAGCTTTTGGTTTTGGTAATGGTAATGAAATAGAAATAATGGTTGTTAAACCTTATTTACCAATATTCCACTATTATACACCAGTTGATTATAATGGTGCTTTAGATTACGCATTGCTTGAGGAAAGCATTTCCGAGTATCAAATAAACGATGTAAAAAATGGCTTCAGCGGAACAAAAGTTATTAATTTTTGTAATGGAATACCGACAGAGGAAATGCGTGACCAAATTAAAGCAGATATTAAAAACAAACTAACTGGTTCAAGAGGTGATAAAGTAATTATTGCTTTTAATGCTAATGCTGAAAGTAAAACAACAGTTGAAGATATACCATTAAATGATGCACCACAACATTATGAATATTTAAGTAATGAATGTTTTAATAAACTAATAGTAGGACATAGAGTAACTTCACCAATGTTATTAGGAATTAGAAATGGTGATGGTGGTTTAGGTAACAATGCAGATGAAATTAAGACTGCTACTTTATTATTTGATAATATAGTTATTAAACCATATCAATATGAAATTATTGAAGCATTAAATGAAATATTATATTATAATGATATTAGTTTAAAATTATACTTTAAAACTATTCAGCCATTAGAATTTACTGAATTAGACAATGTACAAACAGATGAACAAGTAAAAGAAGAAACTGGTTTAAGTTCTCACATTTGTTTAAGTTCAGATATTGCAGATGCTTTAATTTCTAAAGGTGAAAAATTAGGTGATGAATGGAGTTTAGTAGATGAGTTTGAAGTTGATTATGACAAAGAAGATGAATATGATGCTGAAATTAACTTTATAAACGAAAAGAATAAAAAAAGCAAAAATGCATTATCTAAAATATGGCAATTTGTTTCAACAGGAATAGCAAGACCAAATGCAAAAAGTCCTGAACAAGATGAAATTATTGATGGTGTGCAATTCATTACAAGATATGTTTATAGTGGTAATGCTACTGGTCAAAGAGAATTTTGCAATAAAATGATTAATGCTGATAAGGTTTATAGAAAAGAAGATATTATTGCAATGGAAAGTCAAGCAGTAAATGCTGGTTTTGGAAAAGGTGGTTCTGATAATTACTCAATCTGGCTTTATAAGGGCGGTCCAAGATGTGAACATAAATGGCTTCGTAGAACTTATGCAAACTTTGAAGGTGTTAAAATAGACCCTACAAATCCAAAAGCAAAAGAAAAAGTAATTAGTCCAGCTATTGCAGAAAAATATGGTTATAGAATAAGAAATGAAAGAGAAGTTGCTATGAAACCAGCAGATATGCCAACAAAAGGTTTTACACAAGAATATTGGGATAAAATGGGATTTACAAATTAAGATATGGCACAAGCATTATTTGTTACAAGAGATGATATTGTTAAGTTTACTGCATTAAATGGAAACATTGATACAGATAAATTTGTTCAATTTGTTAAGATAGCACAAGATACACATATACAAACATATTTAGGTACACAATTATTTAATAAACTAAATGATGATATTGTAAATGATGATTTAACAGAACCATATACAACGCTTTTAACGAAGTATATTAAACCTATGGTAATACATTGGTCAATGGTAGAAGCATTACCATTTTTAGCAATTACAATAGCTGGAAAAGGTATTTATAAGCATACATCAGAAAACGCTACAAATGTAGAAAAGAATGAAATTGATTTCTTGGTAGAAAAAGCAAGGGATATTGCACAACATTACACAAATAGATTTATAGATTATATGTGTTTTAATCAAGCAGATTTTCCTGAATACAATGCTAATTCAAATGGTGATATGTATCCAGATAAAGATGCTTATTTTACAGGTTGGGTACTATGATAAACAAGTATAAACCAAAACAAGCTAACATAAAGAAGTTAGAAATATTTTTAAAAAAAATAGAAAACAAAACTAAAGATGGGATTAAATTTTCAAAATATTAAAGGGGACACATTTGAAGAAGTAACTTTTGAGTTACTATTAAACGATGAACCATATAGTTTAGAAGATGCTATTATTAGAATGCAGTTAAGAAAAGAATATGGTGGTATTCCTGTTTTATCTTTAACTTCAGTAGCAAATGCTGGTTTAACAATAACTAATGCTGCATTAGGTAGGTTTAAAATAAATAAACAAATAATTGATATTTGTGCTTTTAATTACATATATGATATTGAAATTGAATTTGGTGATGGTACTATTAAGACTTATGTAAGTGGTAATTTCTTGATTAAATCTGATGTAACAAGATAACTATGTGTGAAGAAATTAACATAAATGTAAATGAAACTAATGAGAATATTAATATTATTTCAACTGAAATAGTTGAGGTTATTGATATTAATGTTGGTGAAACTATTGAAGAAGTTACTTTAAATATTACTGAAGAAATAATACAAGTAAATATCAATAAAGTAACAGGTGGTGGTGGTGAACAAACATTAGCAGAAACTTTAGTTTTAGGTAATACAACTGAAGGTGAAAATATAAGTATTTCAAATGGTGATGCTATTATTTTAGACAATGGTTCAATGCTTAAAAAAGGAACTATTGATGCTGGTAATGGTGGTTCTAAAGGTATATCACAAATTTGTAGTGTAGGATATGAGCATAAATGGGAAGCTGGTAGACTTTACATAATGAATGATGGTGGTACAACTATTCGTGAAGTATCACATAATTTTACAAATACACCAACAGCAACAGATGATGTAACTAAAGGTTTTGTTCAAAACACAAGATGGATTTTAGACAATGGTGATGTTTATCTTTGTACAGACCCAACAGAAGATGCAGCAGTTTGGGAATTAGTAAATACTGGTATTACACCAACACTTCAACAAGTTACTGATGAGGGTAATGAAACAACAAATTCTATAAAAGTAATTGATACAGGTAATAATTCAACACAATTACGAAATGATGGATTTAATTTTAAAGATTTAGTTGATAATGGAAATACTCTTTTAAAATTTGAAAATACATCAGCAGTTGACCAAGAAGTTTTTATAAGAGGATTAGGTGGTACAATGGCTTTGCTTTCTGATATTCCTTCAGGAGGAGTTACTTCAGTAGGATTAACTATGCCTTCAGCATTTAGTGTTACAAATAGTCCTATAACATCAAGTGGTGATATTGCTGTAACAGGTGCTGGTTTAGTATCACAATATGTTAGAGGTGATGGTACACTTGCTAATTTTCCAAATTCAACAGGTGGTGGTTCATCAGTTAATTATTATCTTAATGGTTCAATTTCACAAGGTACATTTGGTGGAACTACTTATTATCAAATGAGTAAAACACCAATACTTGGTGCTGGAACTAATTTTACAAGAACAAATGGTCAAGGTAATGGATATATTGCATCGTTTATAACTGATGCTGGTGACCCTTCATTTTTAAATATACCAGCTGGTAATTGGAATTTAGAATTTTATTTTCAATCAAGTGCATCAGGTGGAAGTCCACAATTTTACGCTGAACTTTATAAAGTAAGTGCTACAAATACATTTACTCTTGTTGCAAGTGGTTCAACAAATCCTGAAGGTATTACAAATGGTACAACTGTTGAACAATACTATACATCAATTCCAGTTCCAGAAACTTCATTACTTATAACTGATAGGTTAGCAATTCGTATTTATGTTATTACAAGTGGAAGAACTATAACACTACATACAGAAAATGGAAATCTTTGTGAAGTACTTACAACATTTACAACAGGATTAACTGCATTAAATGGACTAACACAACAAGTGCAATTTTTTAATGTTGGAACAGGAGCTACAAATTTTAATATATCATCAAGTGGTGATACACATACATTTAATCTATTATTCAATATAAGAAGGAATGCAAATAATTCTTCTAATAATAATATAAATTATAATGGATATGCTGTAACAGGTTCATCAGAATCATCAGCAGTATGGACAATAACAAGATTAACAATAGCTGCAAGTGGC